AGTAACAGGTACAAGAGCAGAAGAATTACAACAAGATATTAGACCATATATGAGTATTTATACTCCTGAGAATGTATTGAATTGGAAATATGAAAGATTAGCGAATGGTAGATTTTATTTAACTGCATTAACCCTACTTGAAGATTTAATGGGTGATGATGCAATTATAAAAGTATGGTCATTAGAAGATATATGCACATATAGAGTTGATGATTTTAGCAAAGGATATTCTACATCTAAACCTGTATTATTAGATGAAATACCAAATGCTTTAGGTGAGATACCTGCTGTTGTATTATATAATCAAAAATCACAAAAAAGAGGCATAGGTATATCTGACCTCAATGATGTTGCAGAATTGCAACAGTCTATCTACAACGACTATTCTGAGATGGAACAGCTAATTAGATTATCTAATCACCCATCATTAGTAAAAACACCTAATGTAGAAGCTAGTGCAGGAGCAGGTAGCATTATAGAAATGCCTGAAGATTTAGATGCAAATTTAAAGCCTTATATTATTCAGCCAAGTTCACAGTCATTAGACAGTATTATGAACAATATTAACATGAAGGTAGAAGCTATTAATAGAATTACTCATATGGGTGCAGTTAGATCAAGCACAGATAGAGTGCAAAGTGGTATAGCTTTACAAACAGAGTTCCAATTATTAAATGCAAGACTTAGTGAGAAAGCTGATTATTTAGAAAATGCAGAAGAACAAATATGGAGATTATTTGCTAAGTGGCAGAATAAAGTCTTTGATGGTGAGATTGTTTACCCTGAGTCATTTGATCTAAGAGATTTTGCAAGTGATTTAGAGTTCTTACAAAGAGCCAAAGCATCAGGAGTACAGTCAGAAACATTTGCAAAAGAGATTGATAAGCAAATTGCTAGAGCAGTTGTAGATGATGATGAACAGATTACAGCTATTGATAATGAAATCGATGCAAAAACTTCACCAATCGGTCAATTTAATACGCCTTCAATCGAGGGTGAAGAAGTACAAGAACAATAAAGAAAGGAAAAGCCATGCCACAAGGAAAAGGAACATACGGAAGTAAAAAAGGTAGACCACCAGTTAAATCTTCTATGAAGAAAAAGAAAAAGAAGAAAAAGAAGTAATGCCTAAAAAAGTACCCAAAGATAAAAAAAGCAAGATACCTAAAAAGTATTTATCAGGTCTTAAAGGTACTAAAAGAAATAAACGATCAGCTTTATTAAAGAAAATATCAGCTTTATATAAAGCAGGTAAACGCATACCAACTAGTCTACTTAGACAAAGGACAAAAATATAATGGTCAAACGCAAAGCTCTATCAGCAGGTATAGTCAAAAATTTAAAAGCTAAAGCAAAGAAGTCAAAGCTGTTTAACTTTGCTGACCTAAAAGCATCTTATCGTAGAGGTCAAGGTGCATTTTTAAGTAGTGGATCAAGACCTAGAATTGGAATGGCACAATGGTCTATGGCTAGAGTTAATAAACTTATTCGCAGAGGAAGGTCATCTAGTTATGATAAAGATATTGTTTTAAGAGCAAGTAAGCGAAAAAGAAAATAATGGCTAAATATCAAGGTAGAACTGTTAAACTTAACAAGCCAATGCGTGGTGATACAAAAAAGTTTAAGGTATTTGTCAAAGACAGAACATCAGGCAGAGTAAAAAAAGTTAACTTTGGCTCGAAAGAGATGAGTATAAAAAAAAGCATACCTGCTAGGAAAAGGTCATTTGATGCTAGAATGGGTGGAGTGCTTAAAAGAGTTAAAGGTCAAAAGAATTTATCAGCAGCTTATTGGAGTTTACAAGCATGGAAAAAAGGGTTTAAAATATAATGAATGTCAAAGATAGATTTTATTACAAGGCTAACTGACCAACACGAAGAAAGAATAATAGGAACATTAAAAAATTTAGAAGATAAGATTATTGCACAACTACAAAAAAGTCTTGGTAGTTCACCTACACTTACAACACAATTAGCAATAGAACTAAGACCTGCATTAAAAACTCTTATAGAAGAAAATTATTTAAAAGAAGCTACATTATTAATTAGTCAGTATGATGAGATTGTTAAGCAATACCAATCATTAATTAAACCACTACCATTACCTGATAATTTTAAATCACTTACTAAAGCAGACTTAAATACAATTAATAATCTAAAGTTTTTATCATTTAGTGGATTTGAAGAAGTAGCAAATAGATTTCTTAATGTTATAGCTGATAATGTTTACCAATCAGCAGTTACAGGTAAGCCATTTAATGCAATGGTCAAAGAAATTAGAGGTGCAATCAATGGTGTTTATCAACGCAGTAATGAAAACGCTATTAATAGATTAACTGATTATGTGGCTAAAAATAGATATTCAACTAATAAATCTATATTAGATAAAGTGGCTATTGCTAAAACACAATTAAATGGCAAATATGCTAGTGATATATTAGGAAACAATATGCGTAGATATGCTAGTCAAATAGCACACGATAGTATTATGCAATTTGATGGTCAGTTTACTAAATACAAAGCAAATGAAGCAGGTATTACTTCATTTAAGTATACAGGAACAAATATAACAACCACTAGAGATTTTTGTAGACGACATTTAAGTCAAGTATTTACAGAAGAAGAAGCAAGAAATTTATGGAGTTCTAGGTGGAAAGGTAAGTCAGGTAATGACCCATTTGTTAATCGTGGTGGTTATAGATGTAGACATAGCTTTATTCCTTACGACCCTGAATGGGAAAATTTACTTGAAGATTAACCTAAATAAGACTAAAGGTTAATAAACACATAACACAAAGGAGTGTCAATATGGCTGACGAGCAAGTAACGGAAACACCAATAGTAGAAGAAACTAAACAAGAAGAAATAGTACAAGAACAACCTACGCAAAAACAACCTGACATTGATAAAATAGTCCAAGAAAGATTAGCAAGACAAAAGCTATCTATAATGAAAGATTTAGGTATTGAAAATCTTGATGATGCAAAATCTGCAATAGCAGAAAAGGCAAAGAAAGAAGAAGAACTTGCTTTAGAAAGAGGCAAGTTTGATGAAGTGATTAAAAAGAAATCACAAGAATTTAGCGAAAAGCTAAGTAAATTAGAGAGTGAATTAAAAAACGAAAGAGTTGATAAACAGCTTATTAATTCAGCTTCTAAGAATGGTGCTATTAATCCTGATCAAATAAAAGAACTTTTAAAAGATAGTGTTCAATTAAATGCAGAAGGTAGAGTAGAAATACTTGATAAAGATAAAACACCAAGATATAACTCAAAGGGTGAACTACTAACTGTTGATGAAGCAGTACAAGAGTTTTTAACGCAGAACGCACACTTTCAAAGCGCAACTCCTTCAGGGAGTGGAAGTGTAAGTAATGTGGGTAAGTCAGACACGAATAAGACTCTAAACATTTCGGAACTAGACATGAACAATCCTGCTGACAGGAAACTCTATGCTGAACATAGAAAGCAAAGAGATAGTGTAAGCACGATTATTAACTTCAACAAATAATTATCTTAGAAAGGATATATTATGAGCAATGAAACAACCTCGAGTACAGTAAGTGAACTGTACCAAGAAATCATAGCTGAAGCACAATTTGTTATTCAAGAGAAATCTATAATGAAAAACCTTGTGAAGAACTATGCAATCGCAGGTGGTGGAAAGTCAGTTGAAGTTCCTATTTATGCAGCAGTCTCAGCAGCAGCAGTAGCCGAAGCAACAGATTTAGCCAACACAGCAATTAATCCAAGTTCTGTAACTATTACAGCATCAGAAGTTGGTGTAATGACAACATTAACAGACCTAGCAAGAAACTCTGCTCCAAGAAATGTAGCAGCAGACATTGGTAGACTTTTTGGTGAAGCAATCGCTAAGAAAATGGACGTAGATTTAATTACTCTATTTGATGGCTTTAGCACAGCAGTAGGTACAGACTCAGCAGTTCTATCACCTGCAACTGTATTCAATGCAGCTTCAACACTAAGAGCAGCAGGACTACCTGTTAATGAAACATATCTTGTGGTACACCCAAAGATTGCTTATGACCTTAAATCAGGTCTAACAAATACTTTTGCAGGTTTAGATACAGAATTATCTAACGAAGCATTAAGAAATGGCTTTATTGGTCAAATCGCAGGTATTAAAATCTTTGAAACAGGTAACATGGCAAACACAGGTACAGCAGGTGACTACAAAGGTGGAATGTTCCACAAAGATGCACTTGCTCTTGCTATGATGCAGGACATTAAGATTGAAACACAAAGAGATGCTTCTCTTCGTGCAGATGAAATCGTGGCAACAGCAGTTTATGGTGTTGGTGAATTACACGACTCATATGGCATTGAAGTCCTAGCAGACTCATCAATCCAATAGTAATACTTTTATGGGTGGGGTTAATTCCCCACCTTGCTAAATAGAAAGGTAATTATGAAACTAACTAACGGAAAAAAAATTATAGAAAGACCACAAGCTGATTATGAAAAGAATTTAACTACATGGACATTAAGAGGTTGGTCACCTGTTGAAGATAAGCCTAAAGTT